TTACTCATCCTCGCTTTTGTTTGCCTTATCGCCTCGCAACTGTAACAATACGTCTTTTAACTTCTGCGGCACAGGCAATCCAATGCGGCAAGCGTTTTCTAGTATTGAAACGCCCTCATTACAGGATAGAAAAATTATAGTGGTCGTTCGCGCTACACTACTGTCGCCTATTAAATGCACGTCTACAGTGTGTGCCACAATAACTATTAAGAGTAGTGCGGCTTTTTTCGCAAAGCCTCGAAAACCAATTTTGCTTGATAATTGCTTTTTCGCTGTCGCACATAAAAATCCTATAATGTAGTCAATGCTCATGAAGATAAGCAGGGCTATAAGTGGTCCATCCAGCTCTCCCAATAGATAACTTATAGCGCCCCCCATCGCTGCCATTACTAATCTTAGATAAGTCCATGCCGTCTGCATGTAGTCTGTGTGCATAAATACCTCCTAAATAAAAGCCCCAGCGCAATGTTTACACTGGGGATATATTTTGTTTGCCTGGCAGTTCTTCCAGTTGTCTTATGCGCTGTTCGGAATCCTGCACGGTAATGATAAGTGCTGTTACAAGCTCCATTAAGTTTATACCTAAGCGGGTGCCTATAGCCTGTTCTTCACCGTCTATTATCTCTGTAATAGGCGTATAAGAAAGCAGGTTTGTGTCTGCGTTCAAGATTCCGCACTCATCCATAGCTTTCTCTATGTCTTGGGCAAGGAAACCTATATGCTTAGGCGCGGTTTTTCCTTCATCTTCAAATGAGAATGCCACAGGTTTAAGTTTGGTTACAAGCTGCTTAATATCTCCCGCGACCTCGCCAATGTCACGCTTTGCCCGCTTATCAGACGTTAGTGTTACGCCGTTGGCAATTACGTTTCGGCTAACATGCACATCTCGCCAGCGTAGGGCAGTTGTGCCCAAGTCTACGGATGCGTCGTTGGGTGGTAGTCTTCCGGATGACCAAAGGTCTACTCTGCCGCCTGTAGCTTCCAGTGCTATTGCTGTTACGTGTCCCGGCCTTGTGGCGTTGCGTTCGTTGAGTTTTCCGCCGGTAGTAGCTGAATAAGCGTGCATATTGCCTATACCCGTGCCGCTGTTTGTTATTACTTTTGCCCCATTAACAACTCTTACTGCTATGTGTTGCCTATCGCTCGTATATGTCCCTAAAAACACGTTCGGAGACCTGCCCGCGTCCAAAAATATAGTCGAAGTCCCGGGTATAGTTGTTGGTGCGCCAATATTATTAACTGAGATTATTTCTACAGGACATTTAGTATCAACTACGAGTATTTTAGACTGGTTGCTTGCAGATGTTAGTCTAAATCCTGTAACCGTTATTCTTGTGTTGGAGCAGTCTGTAATTGTTAGGCGATTTATCATGTGTGTACTAAGGTTATTTCCCGTAATAGGATTTCCAGCACCATCAACAGCCCTTATTGTAACTTCCCCGCTACCACGCCAGCGTGCAATATCTATAACATCTGCTGTACTGCCGGGGGTTACGTTAATGGTTAAATTGCGATTCATATTGCCCATACTGTTAAGCCTGCGGATTAATGGGCGTAACTGTGCGGGCGTTACTGTCTCTTCGGTTGCGGAGTTTGACGGTAATCCACGAAATTGATTGCTGTCAGAATCAAATATGACACCACTGCCGGAAGCAACGTATAGTAGTGAGAACGGGTCAGTGGTTAGCATCGCGTTGCCCAGCCTGTGGATAGTGGACGAAACGTACAGGCTTCCTCCACTTACAGCTGATGCAAACGTGGTATTGTTTCTTCCTGCCAATGTATCTGTACTGCCTCCGGATATTCGTGCAACACTTGGTATGTCGCCCCCTACGCGGACGGCTATATTTTTATTACTAAAAAGGCAACTCCGCACCCAAACACCGCCCATGTTACCGGGTATATCAACCCCTATGTTGTTTGTATTTACAGGTAGCCCGCCAGTTGCTGATAATCCTCTTAGTTCAAGATAGCACGAGTTGTGTTGCGCTAAAATTGCGGTGGTGTCTGTGGTGGTCACGGTAAAGCCTCGGATAACGATTCTTGGATTTGTATTTCGCTCAACAAAAATTCTCGGTGTTTGATGCGCCTCGGAACGGTCAACGCTTACACCTGCCGCATCCACTGCTTGAATAAATAGACTGCCTGGCCCCCGTCTATTACGTACTCTTATGTCTGTAGGTATAGTACCAGGCCTTACAAGCACGGTTACTGAACCTAGTAGTTCTTGCGGTAAGTTATCTATAAATGCCCTCGCATCTGCGGCATCCACGGTGTGCGTAACGCTCGATAGCGTTTCGGCAGTGCTGGAGTTCGACTGTGGTACCTTTTCTCCTCTCGCGTTATATGTGCCGCCGCCGCTTGACCAGCTCGTAGTTGCATAGCTGCCTGTGCGGTGAATGGTGCCTTCGGAAAGCACTCTTATTTCACCCGTAGAAACAGTATGGTACAGTGTAGTATTATTTTCGCCGCTCGCCGCCTCAACGACAAGTTGGCACCGCGATGCTGTAAATGCCGGGTTCCTGTTAGAGCACATGCAATTTATAAATTCTGCGTTAGGAGAGCGCAAAGCGTGAAAACCTCTTGCGCCCGGTACTACAACATTGCAGTTTTCAAATCTTACGTGGGCAGATGAATTTTGCACCGTTACGGCCTCTGTTCCTTCAAAGTCAGAGGTTAACCCGCTTATTATGGTTTCGGCGTTATTACATCGCGATACAAAAATCCTGCCAAACCTATGTGTTAACTGGTCACGTGTTGTTGCCCCTGTAATTGCTATTCTGCTGCCGCCGCTTAAACCTACAAGCTGTAGTTCACGTTCGGTGGTGCCTTCACCTACGGTTATCTCGTACCACTTTGTTAGAAATTTGGGTAATTCATTGTCTACAAAATCGCAAAGCTGCGCGGGGGTGTCAAAGTGTAGCACTTCGGTTTCGATGTTAGTTATATTTAGCAAGTCGTCTGTGCTTGGTGTTGTGTCTGCTATTTTTTCATTGCCTAAATAAATTGCCGTATCAGGTATGTTGTACTGGGTGGTATCAAAGACTTTTTTAAATTCTGGGTCGGTTTTTGCTTGTTCTTGCAGTTGCAGGTATTTATCATAGGGGACGCCCTCTATGTGCGTCACGGTTTCGGTTTGGGATGCTATACCCCCGTCAGTACCGGAAACAGCCCATAGCACCCATGCATTAACGTAGTTAGGCGGGTAAATACCCACATTATTATCCATGATAGATACATAAGCCCTTCCGTTAGGGCAAAAGACAAGGTCTTTGTACGTATAAACGGTATCTGCATCCCATGCGCCTTTAAAATTAAAATCTACTATTGCATTTTCTCCCGGCGGGCCCTGCTTGCCCGGTTCTCCTCGCGGCCCCTTCCACGGGTCTGCACTTTCCCAGCTTTGCGTCCTTATACTCCAGTAATAATATTTTGCCTCGGTGCCACTACCAACAAAAAAGCCGCCGCCAACCATACTACCGTCGGGGAAAGCCTCTAGTAATTCCTGTTCTGTTTCAAACCTGCCCAGCACATAAAGATGAGGGAAATTCTCATACTGCCGTATAGCCCAGTCCAATATTGCAATAACCCTGCCAAGGGCATCAAACTCTGTAGTGCTTGAAATAATATCTTCGGAGAGCGGGTCGGGTTTGACCCAAAATGTAAAAAATAATGTGGTTATGCGTTCGCTATCTTCACCATATAGTGCAAGCCCGGACACTACTGCGCCGGACACAGCCAATGCTTGCTGGCTTGGCATGCAAGTAAATCCGTTTTGCGTACTTACTGCGTCAGATTGGCAAACATGGCCATCCGGCTTAACAAAAAATAGTGCCGCCCTGGCGACACTGTCATAATCCAATTCTTCCGCACCTTCAAAAACGCGCAAATTAAAAACGACACTACGCGTGTCGCCTTGGTTTACGGTTATATCTGTGGTTTTCCGCTCTGGGTGCAGCGTGTTTAGTTCTATGTCAAAAGTCTTATTTAACACTTTGCCAGCCTCCTTGTATTACATTGTTTATTAACATAACCATGTCCCCAACTTCCGGGGTATAGGATTTTAAATGCACGTATTTTTTTTGGCTCGCCACGCTTTCGCCAACAAAGCGTATTATTGGCTTGCCTTCTGGGGTAACAGCTTCAACCATTGCAAGTTTTATTTCAACAGGTTGCGCACCGTTGCCTTTGGTTCTATCTTCCCAGTATTCGTTTGGGGTCACAATCATAATTGATTAGCCCTCCTTGCTTCATGTCGCATGACGCCGTCATATTTTAAATCCATCTCCCAAGACGTTTCCGACCATTTTTGTGTACCGTCGAACAGTTTGGGGAATGTGCAAAGCATAGTTTCTGCGCGGCCGTGGTTTGGCATTAATGCAGTGCTAAATGATAGATGACTAAATGCAGACATGCTCTCCAGTGCTATGCGCCGGACATGATTGTCTAGTGCTTCTTGGTTCGCTATATCTTGCAGTTCGCCAAAATCGACTATCTGTCGTCCGCGCCTCACTGTGGATATTACGCTGCGCGGGTCGTCGTTTATAAACGTAGACACAAGCTCCGTACAACTTTCAATATTTATAGATACCCGTATAAAAACATTTGGCCGCCCAGCAATGTCTAAACTTTCTCTTATGCCTGGGCGTATTATACTGTGCTTATCCGCGCTGTATATTTTTGTGACTGGCCGTCTTGCTGGTTCAATATAAGGTTCAGAACGCAAGTATCCCATCTCATCTACGCCAATTGAAGTATGGTTTATTGCACCAAGCAAGGCATTTATAGCGTGTAGTCTTTTTGTGCCTACGGCAAATTCTCTGTCGTTAGGTAATGTAAGTGGGCTATCTGCTATGGCAACTTTGGTTATGCCCGCCTCGTTTAATATACGGGTTATGGCCACTACATAATTTGTCCCTGCTCCAATGAAATGCCGTGCTGCAAACTTGTCTTGCTCTATAATTATAGTTTTGTCGTATGCGCCAATATCACGGGCGAGTATTCGCCCTTCTGCCGTTTGCGCGGGGGATTCCAACAAAAATATACCTAGTGGCCACTCTACAGTACCGCCGTCCGGCATGTGCAGGATAAACCAAGGCTGTATTTGGTCGTTCATAAAGTCTATATTGCGTTGCAGGTATTCGTTTAGAGTGAAATTCGCAGAACGCTTTATAACTCTGAATTCGCCATAAGACACACTGCCCTTGGTTACGCCGTCCAGCGTACCTATTTTAATGTCCTGCCGGTTTAGCAAGTCGTAACGAAAAGACGCCCTGCGGGAAGATGTTTTCATCCGCAAGGTGTCTTCTATTTGTTTGGCCGTGTAGTTGTTCGCGTTTATCACTCGATAGCCACCTCCTGCGCAAAGTCCGTTTCGGAGAAAGTGAACGAGATAATAAAACCATCCAATACTTCATGTAAGCGGGCAGAAATTGAGCCCGTTATCGTGCCATATATACTACCGTGCCGCTTGTCTCTCATTAACAATACTGTCCCGCTTTCGGCTAAGCATTCGAGTTGCGCATGCACGTCACGGGAACAATAAAACGAAAATGAAATAACCTTGCCCGTGTGCTCCCCAATTTGCATAACGGGCTTTTTTCTGCCTATAAAGTTCGTTAGTGATTTTTCGACGCCAAAGGTTGCGTCTTTGGTTGGCATGCCCCCTGCTTGCAATTCCAGCATAAGCATGTTTTGCAGGCTGTCTGTTTTTGCAAATGTGGTTTCGTCGAACATGCTTAGTCCTGTTTGTCTATTGCTGTCGGCGAAACTAAATTGCGGGGTAACAGAGCGCACAAAATACTCATATCGTATGCCCGGTGCCACTGTGTAGTCTGCAAAGTCGTTGCTGCTTGTCTTACCTATCCGCAAGAAGTTGTTTTCCTGCCATACAGAGCGGTAAACATACACTGTAAGGCTGTCCGGATTGTCAAAAAACAAGCGTATAAAATGCCGCACGTTGTTAGCGGCACGCAAGGTCAGTGCTTTAGGCAGGGTAGTGTGTATAGCAACCGGGCGTTCTGCCCAGCCGGAATGTATGCCAAACTCGTTTGTTATGCGCATACGCACAATGTAGTTACCGTTGGCAAAAAACTGGTTTGTTGTATGTGAGAATACACCTTCAAATGGGCGGTTTCCACTGTCGTATATCCTGTTTTCATCTTGCCATATTTCTATTTGCCAGCTTGCTATATTGGATGCTGAAAAGTTTATAGTTGGGCGGTTGCTACTTGTTACATTTACTATTGTGGGTGGGTTTGGTGCGCCTATGGTGTAAAACGCCGCAACTTCCGACCATGCGCCAATGTCCCCAAGCTCTCCGTATGCACGTACTTGCCACTCTACGCGGGCTTGCCCGCTTATGGCTTGTGTTTCGGCGGTAGTCCTTGCGGGGGTGCTGCCGTTGCTATGGTTTGTTAGGTTTGCCCATTCACCGCCGTCTATGCGGTAGCGAATATCAAAGCGTGTTGGGAACGTATCGTGCTCGGAATTATACACCCACTCCAGCATTACACCGCTTGTGCCGGTTACTGAGATGTTAACCGGATATGTTAGTAACGGCGCAAGCGGTGGTGTTGCGTTAAGCGGGAAGGTTGCCGTCTCCGACCAGGCACCCCAGCCGTTGTGCTGGGTTTGTGTGCGTACGCGGTAAAATACCGGGCGCATTTGTGTAAATGTTGCGGCTGGTAGTGTTATTTCGTTGGTGTCGCCCTGTATTGTGAAAGTTCGAGATGCAACGCCATCCTGCCACACAGTTAATTCGGATGCAGTTTGGGGGTCTTCCAAAAACCACTCCGGGTTTGGTGTGCTCCACCAAGAGAACGTTATGGGTGCAGCGGGATTGCGCGTGTAGGTTGGTTGTAGGCTTGTTGGCGGTAGAGATAATAGCGGCTCAGTTGTTATTTCTAAGTGTGGATGTTGGGGGTTAAATTCGCGGCTATGACCAATATAACCGTTATTAATTGGTATAAATTGCGGTTGTGGTGGCGGGGTAAGGCTTGGGGCAATGGCACTATCTAGGCGTATACTAAAAATCCCCTCACGCACCGCATCCGGCGTAAATGAGGCTGTTATATCTAGCATATTTAATGCAATACCGTTAGGCGGAGACACAGTATAATCTCTAGTATTTACCCCCCTTGCGTGAGAATTAAAATTATTCCAAGTTACGGCTCGTTCTATTACAACATCTCCACTTGTTATTTCTAATGCCTGCACTCTAAGGGCTATTGGGTTTCTTGGTTGCACTTCGGTTACATTCGGCCTTATGCGTTCAATTAAATTTACTCCAGTTATTTTACGGCTTAGGACGGGAGTAATATCAAACTGGAGTATTGACGCATACCTATCTGTCGGTACCAGTATTGTAAACCCCGCCCAGGGTGGTGGGTCTATAAATGTACCAACAATATAGTCGTTCAAATGGCCAAAATTACTATCTGCCCATAAAGTTATATCGCTCATCCACAATCTAATATAAGTATCGCCAATGCAATCACATCTCACGGTAGCCATTACACACCTCCATACACAACAACTTTGTGCCTAAAGTCTTGGAACACATCCAACAGCTTGTAGACCTCATCTATCTCGCTTACATCTACTTGCAGGGTTACGTTTTCAACATAAACAGGCGGCACATCTCCGCCTTGCATCATTTGCCGGGTACGCCCTGCTGGGTATACCTTGCTGCCTCGTGGCAAGTCAACTATCTCGGGGCCTTCTTCACCTACTAGACTTCTTCCGCCCCTTGCATAAGCTGTGCCCCTAGCATTTGCATCCATAGGTATTGCTTGTTGTGCTGCTGCAATATCTGCATTCATTGTATTTTGTACACTTTGCAGCATCTGCTGTATGTTTCCAAGCTGGTTAAATAGTATTGCAAAAACTACAGCTAGTGCTATCGCAATAGCAGCAATAATCAACATTGGTTTTTTACTTGCCCAAAATGCCTTGCCCACTTTTGCTTGTGTCTTAGCAAGGGTGGTATTGCTTACTGCTACTCCTTTGTTCGCCATCTTCTGCTTTTTGGATAGGGCAATGTCTGTTTTTTTAGCGTTTGAATTGGCAATAGTTGCCGTGGTTTCTGCTCCTTTCGCCTGTGTAACCGTTCCGCTTGCAGCTGCGTCCTCTAAAGCTGCCTTTTTACTGCGACCAAAAAGTGCATTACTAATTGCCTTAACAGTATTTATAGCCTGTTGCACAGCTTTTAAAGCATTTATGGCTTTAACAAGTCCACCAAGCGCAAGCACTACTGCGCCAACCGCAGCGGTTGTTGTAAAAAAGCCTGGTGGCAAGTCTGCCACAATACCTACTAAATTTGCTACAACTCTTACAATAGGCTGGAATGCCTCGCCTGCGCGTATTAAGTTGATTTGCAAATCGTTTAAAGACGCTCTAAGTTTCGCGCCGGCGGTGCTGTCTAAAATTTCAATTACCTCATTTGCTTCTCCAGTTGCTGTGTTTAGGCTATTTAAATTTTCGGTAAGCGTAGTCATCCCGTCTGCGGTTAGCTCTTGTACCATGCGATATGCATTTATATCTTTAAATAAGTCTTGGTGAGCTATGCTCGATTGTCCCATGAGTGTATTCATAATCCCTAAATTTTCTTCAAAACTGCGCGAGGCGTTAGTGCCTTCACTCCAAGCTATACCTAACTGTTCCGCCGCCCAAGCAGCATTTGTAGTTGGGTGTGTAACACTATTTAATAAAACACCCAGGCTGTTTATAGCATCCTGCTGGCTCCTGGCCTCACCACTTACTACGCCGGCAATAGCAAAAAACTCTTCTTGACTTAAACCTGCGCGCTTGATAGCAGGGCTAAGTTCTTCATATGCCTCTTCCAATGCCGCCAAAGTGAAGTTTGCAAATCCTTCAAACTCCTCTGCAAGGGGCGGTATTCCACTCGCTATTAATTCTTGCGCAGCTTGATATGCTGTTGCGCTTGCAAATAAGTCTTGGTAAACTGCTGATGATTCTCCTAGCATGGATTGTAACAAGGTTAAGTTTTCGGATAGCGTTCTTGTTGAGTTTGCGTTAGCATCCCAAACAAAACCTAAATCCGCTGCCGCTTGTGTTGCTGTGTTGCTGGGGCTTGCTATGCTATTTATTACGCCTTCTAAACTGCGGATAGCATCTCTTTGGTCAATCGCTGTATCTGATACTTGCATTGCTATTGCCAAATATTCTTCTAGTGTCATACCTGTGGCACGTATAGCCGGACCAACACGTCTAAAACTACCTTCAAGGTCGGCTATACTAAAATTGCTTTCCCGTGCGGCCAGTACCAGCATATCTATAGCTTCCGTCTGTTCTTCTATGCTTAAACCAAAGAGATTTGTTGTTTGTGTCAGAATCCCTGTTGCCGTGTTGAGGTCAACAAATCCCGCCCGGCTTAATCTTGCTGCATTCTCTAAAGCGGGCATAATATCTGCAACATCCGTGTTAGCATCCAATAGTTTAAATGCGGCATTTGCCATATCACCAGCGGCAATGTTATAAGTGCTCGCTGTATTAAGTACCATGTCACTTAATTCTTCGTGGGTAATACTAAAATCTCTTACGCGGGTCATGCTTTTTGCGATAGCTTCATCAAAATCCATCGCCATCTTGCCGGCAATAACTCCAAGCCCTGCCATTGCACCGCCGGCAATCATCATGTTGTTTCCCAGTTTGTCTATATCAACACCGGCATCTTGCGCAGCCTTTTTAAAGTTCTCTATTTTAGTAACGGCTCTGCCAAGGGCGGTTTCTTTTTCTTTTAACTCCTTTGTGGTATTACGTAGGCTCTCTTTCATCCCATCCAAGGCTTTTTGGGCGTTAATAACGTCCCGCTTAGCATCTATGGTCGCCTTACTATACTCGCCCGTATCTCTAGCAATTATCTCGTACGCATCGCTTAATTCTTGTACTTTTTGTTCTTGTAACGATATTTTTTCAGTTAGGTACTCCTTCTGCACGCCTAACTTTTCAATTTCACTGCCGGTCTTCTTCGCTTCTCGTGCTGCTTTTGCAAACTCATTATCAAGTTCACGCATAGCCATATTGACATTTTTGGTGCCATCCAGCACTTCCTTAGCGTTAAAACCAATTGTTATTGTCCTCTTATAACCTCTCGCACCCACACTCTAGCCTCCCTGCACCATGCTTTTTAACTGCTTCATGCTCTTTACTTCTTGCACCTGTGGTTGCCCCGGCTGCTGCGCTACCAGTTTGTCGTAATCTAATCCATTTCTAGCCGCCGTCAATTTCAAATACTCAGTAATTAAAAAAACCACCTTCTTAAAAGTGGCTTTGTAGAAATTCTCTTCCGGTAGTCCCATCTCTACACAATAGATGTAGTAAAGGTGGCTAAAATTTATTTCTTGCGCTTCTTCTTTGCTTGCTGTCTCCTTAACTGTCGGTTCATCACCGGAATCAAGTTTTTTTTTAGCTCTTCCGGGTCTGCATCTCCAAAGGTTTCTGCAAACATCTCCATTATAGTGGCAAGCAATTCAATACCGCCGCCCACCACAATAGCTTTTGCCTCATCAAATGTAATGCTGCTATCCAGTACCGCAATGCCACTGTATAATATTCGTGCCGTAAATTCGTGAGGCTTATCTTCAAATTCCCGTGCCAGTTTTTGCGGGTCACCAAACGCTTCTTGTAGTATTATTAACGCCTCTACGTTAAATATCGCTTCCCGTGTAGTACCATCTGGTAGCAATATTTCAAGTGTTTCCGCTGGCTTAATAGCAATTTTTCGCTTTTTCATATAACCTCCTATTTACAAAAATGTATCTTAACTTTATAATCTGCGTATAATAAAAAACGAACGGGAGTTGTAGCTCCCGCTCGTTGGCTGTAGCCACAAGGCACAGCGACTAATCTTTATTGTTTAAGATAAAGAAAAACCGCCCGTACTTTGGCAAAAGGCAGGGGCGGTTATTTCTTTTTATTAGAAATTTTATCTATTAAGATAATCACTAAAGTTATTAATGCAACAATTGCAATAACAGTATTAGCGTCTAACATAAGGCGTCACCCCCTCTCCGGGGGATTAGCCGCCACACCCTGCACTACAGCTAGGCAAGTATAGCATAAGTAAAATTGCTATGCTTGTTTTTTATTTGCCCGCTTTAGTTGCTGCAACTTCGGCACTTGCCCCAGCAGGCTCTACCGGGCTTAGCGGTGGCAGTACAGGTACAGTATCAAAAAACGTTGCCGCTGTCGCATCCGTAAAGCCGCTGTCTTTATCGCTGGTGTCGCCAATGTAATCGTAATCGTCATTATAAGCTAACGGTATGCTTGTTATGGGCAAGCTATCTGGGCTATGGGTTAAGCTGTCTGTCTTTTGTGTGGTGTTTTTCTCTGGCGGCACTACCGTGCACTTAGTTAACCATACGCATTCCACAAAGCCGCCAGCAAGGTCTATAATATAACCTATAGCAAATTTCGCAATTCGGTCGCGTACATTACCACGACGTATGCCCGTAGCCTTATTAATCCTTTTTCCAAGCATCCTTGCTAATATTTCCGCTGGAATTCTGTTGTGTTCAAGTGTGGCGTCATATCCATCCATTTCAACGGCATGTTCCCTTACCTTGCCGTCGCCGTATATTTTATCATCCGCAATTCTTGGTGTTAGCGTCATTTGCATGGTGCCAGCAATTAAAATAGGAGGCTCGTAAGCCACCCCCGTGCTATCATCTTTTGTTAAAAATGCAACAACGACATTTCTAACGCCAATGCGCCCGGCTGTTGTATCTATTTTTTTCATGTTTACTCCTCCTCCGGTTTGTAATGCCTGTAAAATATAATGGCATAGCTATATAGGCCTACAGCTACTTCTATATTGTCTTCTTCTCGTACATACTGCCAACCCGCTGCCCGCATGGCTACTTTAATGTCCTGCGCTATGCCATGGCTTGCGCCATTCTTAGTATATATTTCTACTTGGCAATTTGCCTGCATAAGGCGCGCTGCGCCGTCACCCTGTATCGCGGGGCTGGTATCAAAAAAGTTAAAACACAGTCCCGGATATGCCTTAGGTCTAACTTGGTGCGTTACTGGTATTTTTAATTGCTTTAGAGTATCAAATACTTGCTTAACTAAAGTCAAATCACTAACCATCCTTCCATAACCGCTGCGCATCATTCATGCGTTTAAATTCGTTACTCATTGCAATGTCTAGCAGTTCGCCGGTGTCCTGGTCAATTTCTTGCATGGCCTTATCTAAAAAGCCGGTGCCCCGCCACTGGAAAGCCCTGCTCCGCCCCAGCACCAGTCTGCCATTACTTAATATATGCCATAGGCTACCCGTTGCCTGGCCGCCACGTATGCGCACCCGCTTACCGCCGTATATCTTGTCGGCTACAAGTCCGGCTGTTACATCTTGTTTTAAGGTTTTACGGTTTTTATGCCGCCTCTTTCCAGTGGATACAGGCATATGCCTTTGCACTACTTTTTTACCGTGTTTCGCTATCTCCCTAAGGCTTTTCTCAGGGCTTTCTCTATTGCATATACAGTATCAGCCGACCATTTCTCAATTTCTATTTCGTCTTTATATTTCATCAAAATAGCCATCTTCGCTAAGCCTCCCCGCAAGCAGCATTAACCAAGTATTATTGTTACCTAGCTCTATCGTGGCCACCACTGTATATATTTCACCCTTGTGTATTAACGCCAACTCTTCCGGCAAGTCTTTCCGGTAGTTGATTATAAATTGCTTTCGGTTTATTACATTGGTGCCCACCATTGCCCAGCTTGTGGCCGTTACTTTATCTTCCCGCTTAGTCCATACTTTTCGTATAAACTCCAAGTGCTCTTTATCTGGGTTAAATATTTGGTGTGGCCCTTGGGGGGATTTTATTCGGCACAGCACTATGCGTTCTCGCATTTCACCACGCTCTATGGTTCGCACAGCGCACCGCCTCCTTGCGGATAGCTATTTTTTAATTGTGTCAAAATTGCACGCGCACCGTCTTTTATTTTGTCAACTGTACCCCGCTCTTCGTACCAATCACCTATAAGCATACGGCAAAACAATTTAGCAAGGGCGTTATCTTCACTAAAGGTAACGCCCGTTGCATTTTTTAGATATTCGCTAGCCGCAAGCGCAAGCCCTTCAATTTCCGCAAGTTCCTGCTTCGGGAGGTCTTCCCGCTCCAGCTTTAAATAATTTAAAGCCTCATCTAAGGTAATCATTTGCTTGCTTTTTTCGCATCAGCAGTGAGTTTTTGAGCGTCTTTTTCTGCATCCGCAATGAGTTTTTTCGCTTTCGTCTCTGCATCCGCAATGAGTTCATCAGCTTGTGTCTTTACCTCCGCAAGTGCGGCATCTACCATTTCCGTTATCTGTGATTCTACTTCGACAAAATCAAAAGTACCCGTTAACGTTGCAGAATCTATGCCTATGTCACCTGTCGGTGGTGTGGCAGAATCAACATCTACGTCGCGCATAATAACAAGGGCTTGGCCGTCCATTTGCTGTCCATCGAAACGAGCAATGCCTCTAGCCTTAATAGTGTCTGTTTCAAATGCGCCGGCTCCCGTATCAGTTATGCGGAATTCAAACGCCTTGCGGTCAAACATTCGATAAGCTCGCTTAAAATCGCCAAACATAATAATTGTAGTGCTTTTGTTTTCGTTTACTTCTGTTGTTTCGATAGTGTCGTAAACTTCTACAGGACGACCGAAAAGGGTAAACCTATCTTCGTTGCGTGGGTCGGGCGTTAAAATACCCCTGCCGTTCCTATCTTCAATATTAGAAAGCAATTCAAAGCCATGTGTATTGGTTACCCATACGGCTTTTTTGCGATACCCCTTTTTTAAGGAGTTGAACATTCTGCGTACTGCTTTAATACTCATTTCAGCAGGTGCATCAATCTCAATATAATATGGATTACCACCTTCTTGGTGCAAAATACCAACTGGGTCTTTATCGCTAGTGCCGCCGCCGTAAAATACCTTTACATTTTCGGTTTCCCTCGCTGCATCAGCCAGCCAAGTGCGCATCTCTGCGATGAAGTTAACAAAAGAATCTGCAAGAAGTTCTCTCGGTACATCCATCAACCCCGCAAATTTACGGATGGTGTAGCCTATCATTTCAAATTGCGGGTTATTCATCAGTTCAATTTCTTTGCGGGATTCTGTGTTAAATAAGCGGTTAGGTGTACCTTTTTGGACAACCCTGCCGCCAGATAATGTTTTTACGCCTTCTACTCTTACGAGGTTACGCACACTTTCATCATCTACAATTGCTTTGATAATTTCTTCGGCAAAGTCTTTTGGTACTACGTAGCCGCCATCTTCCGGCTTTTCGCCGGTTAATGCCGCCTTATGCTCTCTTACAGCCTTGGCAACAACAGCTTTTTCGTCGTCTGATAATGCGCCTACTACAGCTTTGTAAAATAATTCTGCGTTGTATGTTGGTTCATTGCCATGTGCGCCAGGCAATTGTTTGCCGCCGTCAGTGTCCGGGGCATCTAAAACTTTAGCCATTGCAATTTTACCTTTGATAGCGTCAAGCTGCGCTAGCATAGCATTACATTCACCTTCCGTAGCGTTAGGGTCTGCAATCAGTGTCTTTGCTCTTTCTTCAAGTCCTCGCTCTTGGTCGTACAACTCTCTTAGTGCTGGATTCATCCTTGTGTCCTCCTAGATATATTTAATTTTAGTTTTGCTTTTGCTATTGCCGCCCCGCTGCTAGGTTGTGGCGGTTGTGTTTTGGGTAAGTCAGCCATAATGGCATGTGGCATGTTTCTGTATTTCTCGAAGTGTTCGCTTGTTGATGCAACGGCATTGCTTGCGGCCGTGGTTTCTATATTGAAATATTTAGCAGCCTCTTCACCTGTAAACCACGTTTCGGCTTTCATCATGTCATAGATTGCATCTCGGCTTATGCCCGGCTTAGTTTTGGTGCAGTAAGTGTTTAGCATGCCCTCCTCAATAGAGCGTAAAACGCCTGCTTCTTTTTCCATATCGTCAGCATTTCCAACAGCAAGCCCCCAAGGTTGGTGAATCATTAACCATGCGTTAGCAGGCACCACGATGCGATCGCCAACTAGGGCGATAACTGAGGCCATACTTGCCGCTAGGCCGTCCACATATACATTTTTGTAGGCTTTGTGCCGGGAAAGCATGTTGAAAATCGCCATGCCTGCAAAGCATGAGCCTCCGCCGCTATTGATGTAAATATTCAGAGTTTCAACGTCCTTTACATCATTCAACAGTTGGCGTACCTTTTCGGGATACTGGTCTTCATCATCCCAAGCCCACCAACTGGTAGAAACAATATCGCCGTAAAAATAAATATCCGCGCTAGTGTCTGTTTTAGCGCGGACCTCACCGTAGTATTCGTTTTTCGGTGGTTCGTTTAGTTTTTGCCTGCTCAAGCGGCATCATCCTTCCCTTTCCTGTCTATAAGGCGTTGCATGCCGCCATTTGCCCACAGGTCGTCACCGCCCGGCAATGGCGGTTTTTCCTCTAACTCTCTTGCCTCATTTGGCGTATAAATACCGGACTGTGTAGCCCGTGCCAGTGCGTTAATCCTGTTGGTTATATCCGCACGTAGTATTGCATCCGCGTTAAACCGCAAATAAAAACCGGCGTCCAATTCCGCCGGGGTAAAGAGCTTGTAATTAAGCTCCTGCTCGTACATTGTTAGAATTTCCATTAATGTATCAATGTAAAATTCTCGTTGCTGCTCAGATATATTTGTATGAGTAGCCCTGTCTAAGTCGTTTAGCTGGTGATTCTTAATACCAAAGGCCGCCATAATTTGCCGTACTGTCAAGCGGTGGCTTTCGACAAATTGAGCGTCGGCCATGCTCATTTTTAGTGGTTGGAACTGGTAGCCATACGGCAATAGGCTAATGCGGTTTGCATTCTTTAGGCCGTTGGCCATACGTTCAAACCTAGCGCGGAACGTCTTTTCGCTTTCCTCATTTAAATCTCCAACATAATGGACAATACCTTTAGTTGTCATGCCGTTTGTATAAAAGCTGTTTAGATATTTACCTCCGGCCGCCGCACTCTCTACCGCAGTGCGCATATGGTGTATTGGTGATACACCTTGCAGCCCATCTGTGCTCATAGCTTTAAGGTGTATTATTTCGCTGGGCTTTAGCCTGTACTCACCTTCATCGCCGGATACTACATACCATATCCTTTGCCCGCTACCAAGAATCTCTTTGTTACTTACATAAATAGAGACACGCCCGGCATCAATAGGGTATAGCCCTTTTACTTGTCCTCGCCGGTCTTTGTCGTGGTAGTATTCAATATAGGCAAACGCATTTCCGTGCAAATTGCGCTGCACTTCCATGCACTTAAAAAAGTCTAATGCGGTCATGTATTCGTTTGGGCGTAGCTTTAGTAGTCGCTCCATGTTGTGCGAAGTTGGTTTTTTTATGCCTTCTTCATTTTTGTATATTTTAAGCGGTAATTTAGCCACAGCCCCGGAAAGGATACGCACACAGGCATATACTGTGGCCTCTTTTAATGCGCCGGCTCCCTGTAGGCTTATACCGTTATAGTCCACTCCAAGCCATTCAAGCATCCTTTTATCGCTTATGTCTATAGGTTCATCTGTAAAGCTACTAACGATATTGCCAAATGCTTTTTTTAGTTTTGCAAACAATTTTAATCACCCCACATTTTATCTAGCATATCGCCGTCGGCAAATTGGTTTGCATCCGGTGTGTATTCGGCCTTTAACATAGATATAACATGTGCATCTATGGCTGCATCTACTGGGTCTATTCTCTGTGTTCGGCTCATCTTATCCACTTTTATTTCGCCAAAGCTGTTTTGTGTTAGCACTGCATTTCTAACACTCCAAGTTAATAATTTGTTGCTTTTGCTGTATAGCATATTGCCCGCTTCAACCTCTAGCCGGAAGTCTTCTGTTGCAGTATTCAATGCCCTTGCAGATTGTTTTACCTCTATACAGGGCACACCAAACTCGTCCAAGTCGCTTAGGAATGCGTCTGCGTTGTGCGGGTCGTATCCTATGGCCGCTAGTTTTATGTTGTATTTCTCTAGCAATTGATGCAAGTGGGATATGATATATTTATAGTCGGTTTTTACACCGCCCAGCGTTTCGGTTAAAGTCAATAATCCTTCTTTATGCCACATGTCATAAGGTGCGTTTTTGTCGGTTTTTATATGTTCGTCTAGCCGCTTATAAGGCATAAAACTGTGCGAATATATGAAATACTGCTTGTTTTCGCCACCTTGCAACACAAATTCTAGTGCCAGTGTTGTCAAGTCTCCCCCTTTGGAGAGGTCTAACCCTGCGAAGCAAGTTTTACCACGCATATCTTCTAGCGTCTTGTCCGTACCGCATTTTTTCCAGTCATCAAAGTTTTTTATAAGCGGATTATCAGACATTCTAGTCCAAATATTAAGCGATTTTGTTAAGAAACTGCGGAGCTTTGCGCCGCCTTTTTCTTTCGCCTCTTCTGCAAATTTCTTTAGATTCTTGATGCCCTGGGGCAATGCTGCTACAAGAGGATTTGCTTTTATCCAATTGCGGCTATCCCAGACATCATCCCCTTTGTCCATTTGCGCAATATACATGAAATACGAATCGTTGTGGTCGCCCGTATCAAGGCACGAACAGCAGTATTGATACTCTTCAAAACAAGGGCCATTCACATTAAATCCGGCGGTTGTGATTATTCCAATAAGATATTCGTCTTGGTTTACCGCGCCTTCTTCAAGTAGTTCTACCATTTCGCCAGTTTTGTGTGCGTGAAACTCATCTATAATTCCGCAATGTGGGTCGAATCCGTCAATTGTACCGGTATCCCGCCCTAACGCCATTATCTTTCCACCGCTTTTAAGGTGTTCAATTTCCGCATCATGTTCACGGATTTTGAAGTATTCTGCAAGGTCGGGGTCTTTTTTTATAAACTTAGCCGCTTGACCCCAAACTATGCGGGCTTGTTTCATTTTTGTAGCTGTACAGTAAACTTGGGCGTTTTCGTAGCCATCAAAGCCGCCCATTTTTATAGCGATTATCGCCTCCAGCATAGATTTTATATTTTTACGTGCTACCTGGACGTATGTTTTTGTGAATCGCCTGTATCCGGTATCTTTGTGTTTCCAGCCAAATACACTGCCCAGTATGAACTTAGCAAAACTAGGCAGCTGCACCCGCGAGCCTACAAAACCGGGCTTGCCATCTGTATATTGAAAACACTCAGCAAAATCTATTATGTCTTGTGCTTCGTTTTTATCAAAAATATATGGGAATTTTTTCGTGCCTTGTTTTGCTATATCGTCCAAGTGACGCTTGCATGCTAAGCGAACATATAACCCTGCTACAATTTTGCCGCTCACAACTGCCTTGGCGTATCTCGTTACGGCATCCACGCGTTACCTACTTTTCAAACCGCGCATAACGGTTGTCTTTGGGTGGCTCTTTTGGTGTTGGCATTACCAGTCTACAACGGCTACTTATCGTAAGCCCTAAATCCATAGCGGCGGCACGGCATTGCTTAAATAATTTATCTTGGCTGTTTAGCAGGTCTGAAAAGTCTTCCATAGTAGATGATAAGAGTTGTTTTGATACTTTTACGTATAAATCTTGGGCGATAACATATCTAGCTAGCGCGTCTACATCTAAGTTAGTCATTATGCCTATATCCAGCAACTCTGCGGCTATCTCGACAAATTGCTGTTTGCGCTTTTTTGTGGATAGATATGCTGGAGGCTCCACCTTATCGCTTGGAGCAGATACTTCTGTAGCTTTCCGCTGCTCTTTCTCGGCTTTCGTTAGATTTTTTCTGCCCTTATGCTCCAATAAGGCTAGTGGCTGTCGCTGCCCTGGCATGGTGTCACCTCCAAATTAAAAAAATCCCGTGGGGAGTTTCCGCGGAAGAAAAGGCGGGGGGCGGTCGGACGAGAATAGGTAAAAAATTTTCGTACCCCACCCCCTGTGACTATGATAACGATATGCTGTACTTGGCTCGAAAAGCCGTTGCCGCCTCTATGAGTAGTTTCATTGTACCCGCCCTGTCTTGTTCGTACAGCTTGTGGATTGTATTGTGATTGCTACTCGTTAAGGGTATTAAATTGTACGGGTCTAGCCGCTTTTTCCACGAATCTTTAAGCGGTATTATGTGATGCACCGTGGTTGCGGTAAGTATTTCTCCATGCCGGTGGTATGCGTATATATCCATACCTTTGTACTTACTTAGGATATGCATCTGCATTCGCCCCCATGGGGTGGATTGATAAAATGCGGTTGTCTTTGGGTCTCGCCTAAAATTGTCATACAGTTTGTGGCGTTGTGTTGATTCTCCCTTGTGTGTCTCACAGTACGATTGTGTTATTGGTATTAAGCTATTGCAACCTGCTTTTGCGCATATTTTAGATAACATACTTTCCTCCAAGCAAATAGAAAACTCCCGCGGTATGGTAGCCGTGGGAGTTTGGGCGCAAGTGCTCTTAGTAACATATTGCCACATAAAAAACGCACTAAACGCACAGGATTAATTTTTTTCAAAAAATCTTTTTATGACCATACGCGGCCGGCTTTCGTACAGTGTTCCATAAGCCTTTTGTGCTACCGTACGCCAAGGTAATCCCTCTATATAGCGCAATCCAAGTATTGTCCTAACCTCGCTATCGTTTACGTCTGTTATGAAATCCTCTATCTCAAGCAGCTTGTCTAAAAGTAAATCCTTCCGCGCGGTTATTTTCTTCTCTAACTGCGCTGCCTTCCGCCTGTGCACACCACCGAGCCCGGTTATTGTTACTGTCTTTTCTTGGAATGGCACTTGACTTGCAGAGGCTTTTACCGAATCCGCAACTAAGTAATCGGCTTTATTTTTAAGCCGCCCTAGCCGTCCTTTTAATTCCGCAACTTCTTTTTGCATTTTGCGGTATTGCTGTAGGTCTTTTTTTGTAATTGGCATGCCCGCCTCCCGTGCCCGCTTATTCTGAATCCTTCTTCCAGCTGTTTAAGTAGCTTTTGATACTTCTTGCGGGTGCGAGCTTTTTTTGAACGCCGCGCCCAATGCTGTATTTTTTTAATAGGTCGTGTAGTCTTTTTCGCCGTTAGCATTGCCATGCGATAAGCCGCGCCTAGCCCTTCTACCGCCATTGCGCCCACCTATTCTGCACTTGGTCTAGGGTGATTCTTTTGCATATACTGCAATCCTTCTGTAATCCGGCGCATATCATTTACAAGAGGTTCGTCCCAGTGTAAGAGGTATGGGGCAATTACGGCTTGGAGCAACAAACCTACATTTATGCCTAACATAAAAGTGCCGCCTTTTATTTCTCGCTTGTGATACTTGACATACTCCAAATTGCCGGCAAATGGTGTTAAGTAGGTTTCGTTTATTGCATACAGTGTCGAACCGTCATTAAAGACTTGAAAGGATTCGTTCCCGCGCCCAATGGTTATAAAATAAGGCCTTAAATCTTCACTATTTACACCCGCTTCGTCTGAAAAATCTATACCTTCCGGCAAGTTATCTACTTGGCAATAATAAGCGTGATGCTTTTTTTTCGGCACGTCAAAAAGCCGCAAACATTCGTCCGTAGTTAAGCGTGGCATACCTTCCAAGAGGTACATGCCTGTACCGTCTCCTAGCCATTGCATACCTGTATTTGGGTCGTTGTGTATATGGATTTGCTTATGTTTTTTGCATATTGCCGCTACTTTATTTAAATTCATATAGTCCAGCCTCTCTAGTATTCTTTAATTCCAAAATCCGGTTGTACTCTGCAACCCACTCAACAGGGATTGACGCCTGTGCTTCCAAATGTCGAAGTATTGCCCCCAATAGGCTGGCTATTCTGTACTCATTCCATAACCATTCCGGCATTACTCCAAGCGGTGGTCTTTTATTAATCATGCATGCATCCTCTTTTCCTTGTCGTTCGGTCGCGCATCATTGCGTTTATTTTCCTCTCGCGCTCTAAGTCCGCCGGTACATCCTTGTATTCATCCGGCACAATCGCCGCCTAAGCACACGGGCATAAACGCCCGTGCAAAACACAACATCATGGATGGATATTGTGTGTGTTTAAAATTCAAATGGGAATTACTGGGCATAGCCCGCATACGTTACTTATTTACAAGGCTGTAAAAACTCAACATTGCTTACGTTGAGTTCTTTCGGTGTTATTCTTTACGCACTCCACAACATATTTAAAATACAAGTAGCCGTACTGCGTCGCCTTGCTTTCTACTAGCTTGTACCCCTTGGGTGCGACTGGCGGGTTGTCTACGGTGTACTTTCGCGTCACAACTGTTGGCTTTTCATATTCCGGCTGCACTATGTTCTTCGTCTGCTTCCACCGCTTGCCGCCCTGTTCGGGTGTCCAGTGTGCAAACAGGTAGTTAGCAAGTCCGGTGTAATCCTGTCCGTGGTTTTCTCCGTTGTAGTAGTTGTTTGTTTTTAGTTTATCGATGCGCACAATCTTGCCCGCTTTCCACTTGCCACGTATAGCTTCCTCCGTTAGCCCGTTAGAAACCATGTGATAATGAATACGGCTTGTGCTTCTACCCCTACCCATATACAGCATTATTTGTGCATCCGGGTTAGCGTATTTCAAGCGGCGCACAAGCAAGTCGCCTATCTTGCGTCCTTCTTCTAGTGTATGTACTTCGTGGTCGTTATCCAGTGTTAGCGTTGTGTATAGGCTTTGTGGGTTGAAGTTCGCATTAAACACTCGCGCGTGATGGCGGCGGCTTATGCTTTCCCGGTGCTGGATGCGCTCATCTTCGGTTTTGAAACGCACCCTTGGTTCTGCTGTTTGTAGGCTTCCCGTCCTAGACGGTGTCGTAAATACGTATTGCTCGCAAACACTTCCGGCAAATATGCGCCGCTTTACTCTGCGGCTAGGCATTATAAAGTGCCTTTGTGTTATGGTAATTTTCATAAGCCGCTTGTTTCTCTTCGTTGGTTTGAGCACGTACTATGCCTCTATATGCTTGGCGGTTTCTTGTGGAGTTTTTTTTGTCGTTAATCCACCGGCGCACATTTGTGTACAAGTCTGCGCCCTCATCGGATAGCGTTGGGGTGGTTACTTCACTCAGAAGCAAATCAATTGATAAAAATATCTCTACCGGCATTTGCACATTTTTAGGGTTTTGCGGGTTATCTGCGAAACTTCTTATAATATCTAAATATGTCATAGCAACAGGCTCCTGTATAAGCTAAACCTCTTGACTGTCGCTTTTTCTGTGTGATAGAATTGCCTCAGTCAAGAGATTTGGCTATTTTTGAATCTTAAACACTCTGCGCTCTTTGGTCGGTGGGCAGGGTGTTTTTTGTTTTGCCGTTTTTGATTGCTTGTTCTCGCTCCTCTACAAACTGTTGCACCGTTGCACCTTTTAGCCGTAGGTTTAACGCCTTTACCGCCATTTCGGATTTTATAGGTAATCCATCATAGGCTATAAGTATTGTCGTCCTCGCATAGTCACGTGTTACTTTGCGGAACGGGCCAACAACATCTTTGTACATAACCATTGCTTTCTTAGGCATTTAATTCACCTCTATCTTTTATAAATAAATTTTATATGCGCTTGCCCCATTCGGTGCGCAAGCCAACATCGCGCCTACACTCTTTGCATTTTGGACAAGGCGCATGTGCCATTGCCCCCCCCAACACTTACTTTTGGGTTGGTAGTGCTGTCTTCCCATTCATGGCCGCATGTTTCACAGTTGAATCTATAACGAATAACATCTAGCCCTTCTTTTAATGTTCTCATTTGCATTTCCTCCTTAATATTTGGTTGATAATGTCTTTGAACTGCCAAACGATAAACCTTACCAAGAACGGCACCAGCGGAAAAAGCCACGCACCATTAATGCCCTGGTTTCCGCTTTCTAAATATGCTAAGCGCAAGACTAAGGGTGTAAACGCCCAGCATGTAAGGGTAAACACAAACCACCTGCTTTTAACAAGCTCGCTAAAAACCATTTGGCTGCCCTCCTTTTATTGGACTACTGGCCGTATCCCACCATAGGATGCGGCCAGTCCGGCCAGCCCGGTCGTCATGTTGGCCAAGGCTTTTTCCTCCAATGTTTTCTCGAGCTGGTCAATACTAAACAGATACTTACCTCTGCCTATACCAATCTTGATGTGCGGATAATCTCCGGCACGAGCTCCCCGGCCAAGTTCCCACAGGCTAAGCCCGGTTGCTTCGGCTGCCTCTCTTATGCCTACCATTTTGGGCATAACAAGCACTCCTTCCTTTTGGCTATAAATTGTATGTATCATCACTCGTAGATTTAGCGAGTGATGACTTCCTTAATCACAAGAAAACAAGTTGCAAGCTGGTACATTTAATGCTTTTGCTAACTTACATAGCGTTGTTAGCGTCATGTCGCTATTACCGTTTTCTATATTGTGGATATGAGAAACAGCAACTCCGCTTCTGCGTGCTAGTTCGGCCAGTGTTAACTTTTGTTCTAGCCTGTATTTTTCTACAAAGATTTTTACTGCAATTTTCATAACAAAACCTCCTCGAAGGTAGTGTTTGAAAATTGCTAAAATCAATGCAGATTAGATTTTACCCGCTTAGGGGCTTTTTTTATTTTGGCTCATTACTTGTAGCTATGTGATACAATTCTAAAAAAAATGACAGGATGTGTTTTTGTTGACTAACGAGCAGCTTATAAAAGTGCTAAAAAAGTTAAAGCGTAAAAAGAAAATGACCCGTGTGCAAATTAATAAGATTCTAAAGACTAACGATAACGACCTTACTCACGGCGGAATTATCACAATTTACACCCTAGCTACTCCTGTAGACGGAAAACTCTCGCCTGTGGGTCTGCCCGAAAACCCCAGCGGTGCTGATGTTTTTGAACTTTGCACAAGCGGCCAAAACTTTCTTTTCGAGCAGGGAAACAAGAGTAGAGTAGAAAAAAGAGCAAACCTTGCATTGTTGACTTCTGTTGTTGCAGCACTTGCGGCTGTAGCCTCTGTTTTAATTACTTTACTATAGGCTTAGGTATAGGTCTTTCAAGCCGTCCGGACACTTCAACGCACTCATGCCAGTAGCAAATGCTTTCTATGTTTTTTGGCTCTACCTCAACCGCTCTGTACGTTATTACTTGGTATACAAGCTCAAACACTCTTTCTGCCGCAGATATAGGGATTCTGTGTTCTGTTAGTGCCTTTACAATCTGTTGCACAACAGGGGTTAGTGCTACTGTTGTTTCTCTTTCTATGTTAAATTGCCTTAGGTCTATCATCTTGTACCCGTCTCCTTCACCCGCTTAACGCGGCTTTTTTTATTTCGCCTTGCGATTTAGGAATAATTTACCAGCAAGTGCTTTCTCTATGCAGAAAGATGACCGCAAGTTATTACATTTGTTGACATGGGTGCTTGGTGGTACAATGTGTTTCAGAAATGAGGTGATTAAATTGGATAAAACTTTCTGCCCATTTGTAAACGGAGAGTGCCGCAAAGACTGTGTCTTTCGCAAGAGTTCGCTCGCGCAATCCATCAATGGTGGTTTTTCTAGCTGTGGAATAGCGGTAGGGCTGGCAAACATAAACGATAGGCAATCAGACGAGTTGCAAGAAATACTTAGGGCTGTCGAAACAATTAAGAAGTAAGTGCTCTTTCTGCGTTAAGTATTACTTCCGGTTGTCGCTGTACGGTTGATGTTGTGGGTAGTGCGTTACTGACATAACGCAAAACATCGCAGGCAGCATCAACCGTGTAATTTTTTCGTATAAAGATATTGATAATTTCTTTTGCGGTTTCTACGTTCGGTTTTGTTATCTCCACTTGCCACACCTCCTTCGCCCGCTTAACGCGGTTTTTTTATTTCGCCTTGCGATTTAGGAATAATTTACCAGCAAGTGCTTTCTCTATGCAGAAAGATGACCGCAGGTTATTACATTTGTTGGCATGGGTGGTGCGTGGTACAATGTGTTTCAGAAAGGGGGTGAAAAAATGAGGAGTAAAGATTTTCCGAAAAACATTGCCAATATCACAGAGGACACTATGCACAATGTAAATTCCCTAACTGCTCAAATTGAAGAATTGCGCAAGCATGAGCAGTTAATCGCTCAACGCAAGGCTACTGCCGAAGATGCTTTAATTAATGTGGACAGGCAGTTTAAAGAACTGCATAATCGCATGGATGCTAATGAAACGAACCATGTAAAGACGAGCAAAGTTACTAGGCGCATTTCTGTTGCTGTCCTTGTCGTTGCTATCCTTACCCTAATTGCAACAATAGTCGTACCAGTGTTGGTCCCTGCACTCCTAGGGTAATTATCAGCGCAAGCGCACTAATTGCTAATGCCGCAATTGATGTTTTTATAGCCGTGAAGTCTTCAATGCCTAAACCAACCTTTTTGCGCCCGCAAAAGTCCAATATGTTTTTAGCCCGCTCTAATTCTAGGCCGTCCAAAACCCTTAGAATTTTGTGGGCTATTTCCATGTCTTCTTTTTTTAGTCGTGTAATCATGTGCTACACCTCCTTTGCCCGCTTAGGGCGGCTTTTTTTATTTCGCCTTGCGATTTAGGAATAATTTACCAGCAAGTGCTTTCTCTATGCAGAAAGATGACCGCAAATTATTACATTTGTTGACATGGGTTGTGCGTGCTACAATGTGTTGCAGAAAGGGGGTGTATGCTATGAAAAAAATTACTCCAGCAGGATTGTCGGCGGCCGTTGAAACTGCCTTTATGTCGTATTTTGACCCGAAACATAACCCGAATGTTGAGCACATGAAGGATATTGAGATGCACAAGAGTGTACTGCTTCCCAACAAACTACTAACGCAATTTATTCTTGCGCAGCTACTCCGGCAAATGGAATTGCTTGACGACTAAGGCTAGAAAAAACATCCACCAGCTTAAAACACTCTTCAATCTTCTCTTTGTCTGGCTGCTCTTGTATCGCAAGTACAAGGGCAGCTATTTCTTTTGGTTCACCTTTTATGGTTATCTCCACTGTCGCACCTCCTTCACAATTTAGGAATAATTTACCAGCAAGTGCTTTCTCTATGCAGAAAGATGACCGCAAGTTATTACATTTGTTGACATGGTGGCTAAGTTTGGTTAAAAAGATATTCGTACTCACAATCCGGTAAAATGTCGTTTTTCAACATACGAGCCTCCGACCATGTAAATTCTGTTCTTCCATATATCTTGTTAGATAAAGTCCTACTTGATATACCTAAAGCCGTTGCTACTGTATTGTGCTTAATTCCTCGCTTTGCAACTTCTGCTACTAGATTAGGATAAGCCGGCAACATAGAATCACCTCATTTCAAAAATGCCGTTAACGGAAATTATGCATGCATGATAACTTCCGTTAACGGCATTTGTCAACTGTTTTTTTTATTTTCCTTCCGTCAACGGAAATATTTTTCTTGACGACCTAAGTAACTGCATGTTAGATTTGCAAATAAGAAACGGAGCTGACTTCTATGGGATTAGAGAAAATAGGCGAAATCAGAAAACAAAAGGGTATGAGCATAGAAGATTTAGCTGCCCGTTCAGGCGTGCCAATAAGTACACTAAGCAAAATATCCGCAGGCATAACCAAAGACCCTAAGCTAGAGACTGTCAAGGCTATCGCTAAGGCTTTGGGGTGTAGCTTGAGTGATTTTGACGATGGTGCAGTCGTTCAGTTGCCTACAGAGCTAACCGTCCCGGAGAACTTAAAAAATGTTACATTCGCATTTCACAGGGGAGAGTTTGAAGGTTTAACACAAGAAGAGGTAGATGCGCTGGCAGTTGTAGCTGCTACATTGAAGGCGCAGCGCAAATTGTAAGGTGTGAGTAATGTGACTAAACTAGAAAAACTTTACGGCTTTGCACATGGCAGCAACATAAATATCGTAGATGCAAAGTTTAGCCAAACAAAAAAAGCCGCTTGCATGGGCAACGGCGCATATAAAAATATCATTATGGACAAATCCGCAATAACGTCCACTAACGAAGAGGCTAGTATCTTAGCGGAAGAAATCGGACATTTTGAAACTGGAGCACTATATACAATTCAAGCTACATATAACATGCCTATAGCCCGTAGCAACCGCATAAAATACGAGGCTAAAGCAAAGCGTTGGGCTATAACAAATTACTTACCAGTAGATGAAATAGAAAAAGCAGTGTCACATGCTGCGGGCGATAAATATCTTGCAGCAGAATACTGCCAAGTTACGGCTGAGTTTTTAGACAAAGCCGTAGAACATTATCGTACTTGCGGCGTTATTTTTACTTTCGACTGTGACATGTTGTATTAATAAAATTGTACGCCAAAGAATTATACAGAAGGGTGCGGGCTATGCATAAAAAAGTAGAATGTGTGAACGGAAGTGTTGAGCTAAAGGACGGTACCGTCCATATTATTAATAAAGCGAGGGATGCAGAAATTCCTTTTAATGAGATTAGACTCATAAAGTATAACCCGCCGACAGAAGCAGAGGATGGGAAACTCGATTTGCATACTGTAAATAACGGTAATAATAGATTGCTTTTTAAGGACTGTCAAAAGTACGATATTCTAAAAATTTACGGACATGTAAATATTCATATAGCAGAAATTAATCATCAGTATAATGCAAATAAGTTAGGTATTGCGTTTATACTGGCTTGTGTCGGCGTTGTACTTCTTGCCATTTTTAGCCAAGCAAATATAGCTGCTGCTCTTTTTATTTTAGGTGCTATAGCTTGCCTTATTCTAAGACACAAAAGCAAAAAGAAGATAACTGCTGCAAAACAGCATCTTGCGCTTGCCTTCCAAGAGGAGGAAGAGTTACTACTAGAAAAAGAACGGGAAAAAGATACTTGTACAAAAATTATAGAAAACTCCGAAGACCCGAAAGTAGTAAATGAAGGCACTGTTACAGTGCCTGGTATAATACAAGGCATGCCGTTAAGCTATCGTTATCAAAACGTAAAAATCGCAATAATAAGAGGTGAAGACCCGGATTATTCTGCAATCTCTCCGGGTGATATGATTACGTTAATCCAAGAGCCTTCAAATAAGTATGATAGCAATGCTGTAATTGTAATGGCGAATGATATTAAGTTGGGATACTTATATAAAGGGGCATTGCAAGAAATCGCAAACCGTTTTCTTAAACTAGAACTGCCTATATTCTCTTGTATATCTGCTATAGAAGATGATGCGCGCACTATCGAAATTTTCTTAGGATTTTACCAAGATGATTATAGTGCTTATAAATACTATTTAGATGGCGGAAGCCCTCATAAAAAATTCAAATTGGTTTCTAATCTCAATGAAGAAATGCAAGATGCTATCTCAAATTTGTACTGGCCGGATAACTATAAGGGTACTAAAGTGTTTCTGCATTATGACTATGATAAAGACAAATATTATGTGTCTGATGTTAACGATATTGGCTACATGCCTAAATCCGCTCATCAGTATATAGAAGATGGCAACCTTGATACTGCTTTTATTGAAAGCATTGTAGAAAATGATAACGATAAGTATGAAGTTGTTGTACTCTTGCCTTTAAGCTAATTAAATAAAAAAAACTCTAGCCCGTAAAGGCTAAAGGTAACGAAAGAGGAAATCTACTTGCTTGCATTTGACGGTAAACAATTCGACTGGGATAGGAACAAAAATTTAATAAATATCAATAAGCACGGAATTTCCTTTAAAGAAGCTGCAACCGTGTTTCAAGATAAATATTTAATTGAAATTGATGACTTAGAACACTCGCAAGAATCCATATGCAGAACGTATGAAAAAAGGCTATACGATAATTATAGATTGGGACGAAGAAGATTCTCCGGAAGAAATAAAACTAGGTGTAGATGCTAAAGAGAATGCTAGTTAAATAAAAAACCTCTAGCCTGTAAAGACTAAAGAGGTAAGAGAAAGCAGGTATTGCGTTGCAAGATAGTAGATTTATTTGGGATGAAGCAAAACACAAGGCCAATATCAAAAAGCATAACGTAACATTTAGCGAAGCGGCCACCGTGTTTGATGATGATAACGCCGTATACTTTGATGATGAAAATCACTCGCAAGACGAAGAGCGTTTTATAGTAATAGGCTTTAGCGAGCGTGCCCGCATGCTTATGGTTTGTCATTGTTATAGAAATGACGATTCTGTTATACGCATTATATCCGCACGCAAGGCCGATAAAGATGAATCTGAATATTACAGGAGGTAATACTATGAATGAAAACACTCCAAATACCGTTGCTTATGACAACGAAGAAATTAACTATGAAGATATACCTAAAATCAAAGACTTTTCAAAAGGGCGTAAAAATCCTTTTGCAGGCAAATTTAAAGATGGTTACACCGTCATAGTTGAGCATAGTGACTATGACGAAGTTATAACAGTTAAAAAAACAAGACTGGAAAAGAAACAAGCATAAAGCCATAGGTGGTAGACAATGCAAACACATTGCGATTTTTCAAAGGGGCGCAAAAACCCCCATGCAGAAACTATATCGACAAAAGGGTATTCCATTACAGAGCATTACACCCCCGAAGATGTAGCCAACGGCGATTTTGACGACACAAAAGATATTGTGGCCGCATTGGTTGAGCTCATGTCAAAAGAAGAGACTATGCAGTTATTGCAATACATCAAAGAAAACTATGACTTGCCCTGTTCTCCAAATGTATGGCATAGCGTAAGTTGATACCACGAACACGCAAAACATGCACCAAAAAATACATTTCCATGCCCCTATTCTCTCTGTGCCCAGGGCATGGACGATAGGGGTTTTTAAAATGGCAAGCATTGAATGGCGTGGTGAAAATAGTTGCCGTATTGTTGTTTATAAACCAAGAACAACGGGAAAAGGATACGAAAAAGCCACTAAGACAATCTCCTTTCCACCAAGCATGACAGAAAAGCAGAGAAAAAAAGAGGCAGAAAAAGCCGCCATGCTCTTTGAGGATGAAGTAAAGGGCGGCAAATATTTAGATGGCGAAAAAATAACCCTAACAGAATTTGTCGCCATTTGGCTAAGGGAGTATGCAGAAAAAGAGCTTGCCCCCGGCACTTTAGTGCCTTATAAAAGATATTTAAACAAGCGAATATTGCCCGCTTTAGGGCACTTTAAGTTAGCAAAAATACAACCTAGCCATATTACTTCGTTCTACAATAACCTTACTGAAACTGGCATACGTATGGACGTGCATTATCTGGCAACGAGTAAATTCTTAGAACTCATTGAAGGAAAAAGTCAAAAATCTCTTGGTGAGCAAATAGGTGTAGAAAGACATGTTTTTGCCAATCTTAGAGCAGGGAGCGGCGTCTATTTAAAAACAGCACAGAAAATATGTGCTTACTTCGGAATAAATATGGACGAGCACTTTGTAATAAAAAACCCCGGAAGTGTACTTTCTGCAACATCTATTAAACGCCACCATTCACTACTATCAGGATTGTTCACTTTTGCGCTAGAATGGAATCTTATAAAAGACAATCCAGCAAAACGAGTTCGGTTACCATCTATCACAAAAGCAAAACCCGCCCCCACCACCAATTATTATGATGATGAGCAAATTGCAAATCTTTTAATAGCACTTGAAGACGAACATATAAAATATAGAACAGCCTTATTGCTTGCCCTTGATTTAGGATTACGCCTAAGCGAGGTAGCAGGGCTCACTTGGGATATGGTAAGCATAGACAAGCAAGAAATTGACATATCACAGCAACGGCAATACGTGCAGGGCCACGGCATAATAATAGGGGAGCCAAAAACAGAGAAAGGGAAGCGTGTTGTCACGGTATCATCCTATACACTAGGAAAGTTAACGGAGTACAAAGAGCACCAAGACAAAATGCGGTTAATGTGTGGCTCTGCATGGCATGAAAGCGATATAATCATCACACATGATGACGGCGTCCCGCTCTTCCCCCGTCGCCCCTCTGTATGGTTTTCAGACTTTGTTAAAAGAAAAGGATTGCCACACATCACATTTCACGGATTAAGACACTCCAATGCAAGCCTTATGATTGGCGGTGAAGTTGATATAGTAACCTTGTCCGGCAGGCTTGGGCACTCCAACACAACCACAACCCTTAATACCTACGCCCACTTAATAAAATCTCGTGAAAGACGAGCCGCAAACAAGATAGATGAATTCTATAATGCTACTGCTAAAAACACGTAA